CTAATGAATAGAAAGGTACAAGTATACATTGAAGGGCAAAGAATCGAACTGTTCAACGATGAACAGATTCAGGTAAACTCTACTCAGCAGAATGTTGCGGATATCTCCAAAACGTACACGGACTTTTCTCAGAGTTTTACCGTACCTGCTTCGGAACTTAATAACGAAATCTTTCAACACTTTTATCAGACCGATGTAAATGCAACTATTGATCACAACATCCGTAGAAATGCATTCATTGAAATTGACTTAACTTTCTTTAGACGTGGAAAGATTCAGATTGAAGGAAGTAAACTAAAAGATGGAAAAGCGGAAAGCTACACACTAACATTCTATGGTGAAGGCAGAACCTTGTTAGATTACTTTGGTGAAGATTTGCTTTCTGATTTGGATTACACTCCATACAATCACGAATACACAGGAACGGAAGTTAAGAATCGCATTGAAGATAACGCTAACACATATGATGTTAAATATCCATTGATTAGTTCAAAGCGTGTATGGACATATTCAGGTCAAGCACCTACAAGTATCTCACCTGCTTATTATACCATTCCAACAAACTCAGTTCATGACCTTAATCACACGAGTGGACATATGCACTATGAAGAATTGTTCCCTGCATTAAGAGTGCAAAGAATATTTGATGCGATTCAAACAAAATACGGAATTACATTTTCAGGGAACTTCCTAAGCAATGAACGATTTAGTAAACTATTCTTGTGGTACAAAAACAAGAATGAATTTAACTTTTATTCAGAGCCACAATTAGTTGACTTCACAAGCCTTTCAACTTCAGGAAATGATGCAAGTGATGCGTTCGATTTAACAAACGACACTTTGCACATTCAAGATATCATAGGTTTATACAATGGACAACATACTATTACTATTGACGTAAACTCAATAACATCACCAACAGGATCAATCTTAGATATCTATCAAAACGGGAACTTGTATCAAAGTATAGGATTCAGCACATCAGGAACTTTACCAAGTATAGTTATACCAAATGTAACAGGATTAGACTCAACGTATCAGTTCAAATTAAAAACACATACAGCAGTTACTGTTAATGTGGATATTACATACAAAATAGAAGCTGTGCTTCCGATTCTTGGATTTGTTCAAATAGCAACTTGTACTGCAACTTGTGCTAACAACGTAATGACACCTAACATTGATTTGGCATCATTAGCACCACAAATGAAAGTTAGTGATTTCTTTGGAGGTATTCTTAAAGTATTCAACATGACCTGCTATGGAATCACGGAAAACAATTTTCAAGTTGAGCCTTTGGATGATTGGTATTCTCAAGGTGCTATTGTTGACATCTCTAAATACACGGATGTAGATACTATTGACATTGATAGAATGAAACTCTATAAAAAGATTTCAATGCAGTATCAAGAATCAGAGTGCTTCCTAAACAAACAATTCAGTCAGCTCTTTAATCGTAATTATGGGGATACATCATATCAGTATAATTATGATGGGGATGAGTTTACTTTACAAGTTCCTTTTGAGAATCTATTGCAAAACAAATTCACAGGTACTGACTTGCAGGTAGGATACTCACTAAACAATGAGTTCGCACCTTACATTCCTAAACCTGTTTTATTGTATCAATACGATAACAAAGATGTTTCTTTCCATTTTAATGATGGCAGTTCAACAGGTCTTATTTTAAATTACACGCCATTTGGGCAGGACTTATACACGAACCTAACTGACTACACGTTAAACTTCGCACCTGACATTTCAACTATGTTAAACGAGCCTGTGCAACAAACGTTGTTTGCTACTTATTACTTCAGTTACTTGTATAACTTATACAACCTTAAACAAAGAATTGTCAAGGTAAAAACGATGTTGCCTATTAGCTTGCTTACTGGTCTACAATTAAACGATAGATTGATCATTAGAGATAAACGATACATCATTAACTCAATGCAATCTAACCTAACAACAGGTGAAGTAAACTTTGAATTGATATTAGACTTTAGACCAATGATAAATTCTACTTACCAACCTTATGTTGGAGTAGCAGGTGGAACAATTGCAGTTCCTATTGACTTTGTGAACGGAGCGATTAGTGCAGAAATCAGCACAACCGTGCCTGATATTACAATTGCACCTACAACAATCGATGCTCCTCAATATGTTGACATCACTTTACCTCCAAATACTGCAGGAACGGTCTACCCAATAGATGTTACATACACATTGAACAACGGAATCACGGAATTAACCAATATTAATATTATACAGAAATGATAAAGAACATAATCTCAATGCTATCAGTAGATAATTTCTACGGAGTTTCGGAAAACATAGACATCGCAAAAGGAAAATACGCTTACACTTCCTCATTTAGAAAAATAACAAGACAAGAACGCAGAAAATTAGCACTAAAAAAACGAAACAATGGCTGAAAAAAAGACAATTGAGTTAGACGTACAGAGTAACATAGGTAGTTTAAAAAGCCAACTAAGAGAAGCACAGGCGGAAGTTGCAAAGATGGCTGACCAATTTGGTGCAACATCTGAACAAGCAGCAAATGCAGCGAAAAGAGCAGCGGAATTAAAAGACCGAATTGGAGATGCAAAGAACTTAACAGAATCCTTTAATCCTGAAGCTAAGTTTGCTTCATTTGGTCAGGCAATCAATGCAGCATCAGGTGCTTTTACTGCATTTGAGGGGGCAATGGGATTAGCTGGTGTTGAATCTGAGGCATTGCAGAAACAACTTTTGAAGGTTCAATCTGCTATGGCTATCACTCAAGGATTGGAAGCCTTAGGTGGATTGGCAGATGCATTTAAAAATGTTAAAGCAGTTGCAGTTGATGCGTTTAAAAGTATCAAAGGTGCGATAGGAAGCACAGGAATTGGTTTACTTGTAATTGCCTTAGGTACTATTGTTGCATATTGGGATGACATCAAGGCAGCAGTTGGAGGCGTAAGTGCAGAACAAAAGAAATTAAATGCAGCGGCAAGTAAAGCGGCTGAAGTTGAAAGAGCTAAACTTACTACATTAAATAACCAAGATAACGTCTTAAAATTACAAGGCAAATCCGAAAAGGAAATCCTTAAATTAAAGATTGGTCAATACGAAACAGTTATTGCTACATCTGAAGCGGAAATAAAATCAAAAGAAGTTACCGCTGAATTAGAATACAAAGCAGCAAAAAGAAACTATGAAATCACGAAAAATATTATTCGTGGTGCAATTGAATTTGGAGCAGTAGGTCTTAGGTTATTAGTAGCACCTATTGATATGGTGTTAAAAACTGCAAACAAAGTTTCTGAGGCTTTAGGATTTGGAAAGATTACTGCATTAGATTTGAATTCTGAGATTACTAAACTTAGTAAGTGGGGTTCTGAACAAGCAGCGAAATTCTTATTTGATCCTGCTCAAACTAAAATGGATTCTCAAAAGGATATCCAAGAAAGTAAGGCGGCTTTGGTTGTAATGAGAAACGAACTTGCTGGATTCAAATTACAAATTAAAGAGATAGATAAACAAGCCAGTTCTGATTCTGTTAAAAACACGGAAAATGAAGAGGAAGAAAAAGCAAGAATCTTACAAGAATACAACGAAAAACTTATTGCATATAAAGATGCACAGGAAGCAGAACGCCAATCCAAAATAACAAGTGCTAAAGAAAAAGAACTTCAAGATTTAGATAACCATTATGAAGAACTTTATGCTAAAGCAGATGCAGCAAATCAAAGTGACAAAGACATTATCATTGCACATCAAAAAGACATTGCAGCAATAGAGGAGAAATACCGTTTAGAGGAGTTGGAGAAAATGAAGGCTGCAGAGGCAGAGGCTTTAAAACTTAAACTTGCAGCAGAGGCAGAACTTCAAGCAAAGATAGAGGAACTTGATGAAGCTAACTTTCAGAATAGACTCAAGAAAGGCATGTCTGAAGATGAGTATCAAATCGAATTGGTACGTCAAAAATACTTTACACTCGAAACATTAGCAGAAGGAAATGCAGAACAGTTAGCAATCATCGAACAAGCTAAAGCAGATGAGATTGATGCAATCGAAAAGAAACAACTTGAGAAAGCTAAAACAACGCAGAAAGAAAAAGTTGATTTAATGTTTAAATATGCTCAAACTTTTAGTCAAGCAATGGGTTCTTTAAACAACCTATTAAATGTGCAAGATACTGAGCGATTAAAGAATGTCAAAAAAGGAAGCAAGGAAGAGGATGCCATAAAGCGTAAAATGTTTGAGCGTGACAAAAAGTTAAGAATCGTACAAACCATAATTGATACTGCATCCAATGTTGTTAACTCGGTTCGTAATGGTGGAGGTATACCAACAGGTATTCCTTTCGGTATTGCAGCAGGTGCTATGGGAGCATTGCAAATAGCAGCTATTAACAAAGCAAAATATGATGGAGGAGATAGTTCGATTCAATCACCTATGGGTGGAGGAGCAGGAGCAGGTTCTGTGATGTCCCCATCATTTAACGTTGTAGGTAACTCAGGATTGAATCAGTTATCACAACTTCAACAACAACCGATGAAGGCTTATGTAGTGTCTGGAGATGTTACATCTGCTCAGTCATTAGACAGAAACAGAATTGAAAATGCAACATTAGTACAATAAATCGTTTTTATATTATGAAAATAATCGAATTAATAATTGACGAAAAAGATTCACTTAGCGGAATTGACGCGGTGTCAGTGGTACATTCACCTGCCATTGAGGAAAACTTTATTCATCTATCAAAACACGAAGTAGAGTTAAAAGAGATTGACCAAGAGAAACGCATCTTAATGGGTGCTGCTTTGATTCCAAATAAAAACATCTACCGAGTAAACGAAAAGAAAGAAGAATACTACATTTACTTTTCAGAGGACACTGTTCGCAAAGCATCAGAGTTATTTTTAATGAACGCAAATCAGAACAATGCTACCTATGAACACGACAAGAAACTGAAAGGAATGTCGGTTGTTGAATCGTGGATTATTGAAGATGAGAAGCACGACAAATCTGTTAAGTACGGATTCAGTTTACCAAAAGGAACTTGGATGATTTCAATGAAGGTAAACAACGATGAAGTATGGAAAGACGTTAAAGCAGGAAAAGTAAAAGGATTCTCAATTGAAGGTTACTTTGCTGACAAGTTAGAAATGTCTCAAATGACTGAGGAGGATCTATTAATTGAAAAAATCAAACAAATAATTTTAGAAGATGGCAAAATTTAAAACACCCAGTTATTCTTCACCTAAAGGAGGAAGCAGAAGAGGATGTCTTTGCGAGGATGGTAAATATTCCCAAAAATGTTGTGATGGAAGTTTACAAGCACAAGGCATAGGTCGCACTACAGGCACCGAAAATGTAGTGATTACGGTTAACAATGGAACAAAGACGATCGTGCGTCAGAACGGTTAAAAACGCAACAAAACAATATTTATAAAGTTTTAAATAAAAAAGAACAATGGGATTAAACGAAGTATTTAAGAAAGTAGCTGATATTCAACCGCAAGTTACTGAGTTGGCAAACCATAAAGTGGAATTAGCCTTATTGGATGATCTTAAAAAATTAACATCTGCCCTTGAAAAAAACTATTCCGAATTTGCTAAAAATAAAAGTGCATTGAAAAGTATTGCTGCAGATTTAAAAGGTCGAGGAAATACTATTATGGGAGACTTTAATAAAATCACTAATTTGTTAAGAATTTTTGAAAAACAAGCGAAAGAATTAGGTATTAATTACAATAGCATACCAGCAGTGCAAGATGCAAATGAATTAAATTTTGATTTAAATGATGTTGAAGATACGCTAGCTTCAATTAATAACATCCGGTAATCTAAAATACAAAATCATTATGACTGCAAAATCTCAATTAAGTAAATAAAATAACAATGGGTTTAAACGAAGTATTTAAAAAAGTATCAGCAATCAACGAGGTTACGGAGTTAGCTTCTGAAAAGGTAGAGTTAGCAAATATTAACGATTTGGTAAATGAATTAAAAGTTGCTGAAAAACTTGCTGCTGATTTTAATAACCTTTATGGTCAAATAGATAAGTTGCAACCGCAAATTGTAAAATTAGGTAACCAATTATTTGAATCGCAAAAAAAATTAAATTCAATGGAAAGCATTTTTACAAAACAATTTGCTGAACTTGGTTTAAAGTTTTCCGATTATCCAGAGTATAAAAAGGTTGGTGATTTTATGTCGCGGACAAGAATGGTTAGGTCAATGACGGATAAAATTGCACAATTATAATCTAAATAAAAACGAAAAATGAAAAATAGCACAATTAACAAAATCAAAGAACTTCTTGGAATGGAAGTTAAATTAGAACAAATGAAATTAGCTGATGGTGTAACAATCATCGAAGCAGACGCATTTGAAATGGACAATGAAGTATTCGTTGTTACGGAGGACGAGCAAAAAATTCCTTTACCTGTTGGTGAATACGAATTAGAAACTGGTATGATCTTAGTTGTCGAAGAAGAAGGGATGATTAAAGAGATTAAAGAAGTTTCAGAAGAAGAGGAAATGCCTGAAGAACCTGAGACAGAAGAGGAAGTTGAAGTGGAAGCTGAAGCTGCACCCGCTGCTCCATCTGCTAAAAAGACTATCGAATCAATCGTTAAAGAAACATTCTTCTCAGAAATCGAAGCACTTAAAAACGAAAATATTGAATTGAAAGCTAAATTGGAATCGCTTTCTAAAGTTGACGAAGTTGCAGTTGAAGCAACCGAACTTTCAGAAGAGCCTAAACCAATCTCTTTTAATCCAGAAAACACGAATCCGGTTGAAATGTTTAAATTCTCTAACAAAAGAGCAAGAACAACTTTGGATTCAATCTTTGAAAAATTAAACAAATAATATTAATTAATTAAATTTTAAAAAATGGCTACTACAACGTCAATTACTACAACTTACGCAGGTGAGTTCGCAGGTAAATACATTGCTGCTGCATTGTTATCTGCTCCAACATTAGAGCAAGGTGGTTTAACTATCCACCCGAACGTAAAGTACAAACAAGTTATCCAAAAAATTGGTACTGATGACATCGTTAAAGATGCTTCTTGTGATTTTACTGCTACATCTACAGTTACTTTAACTGAGAAAATCCTTCAGCCAGAAGAATTTCAAGTAAACCTACAACTCTGTAAAAAAGACTTCCATTCAACTTGGCAAGCGAATGAGATGGGTTACTCTGCATTTGATGTACTTCCTAAATCTTTCTCTGATTACTTAATCGGATACGTTGCTGATAAAGTTGCTTCTTCTATGGAAACAACAATCTGGACAGGTGCTAACGCAACTGCAGGTCAATTCGCAGGTATCTCTACACAAATCGCTGCTGATGCTGCTTTACCTGCTGCACAAGAAGTTGCTGGTACAACTGTTACTGCTGCAAACGTTGTAGCGGAGATTGGTAAGTTGGTAGATGCCATCCCGGCACGTATGTACGGACAACCAGACTTGAAATTGTATTTATCTCAAAACATCGTTAAAGCATATATCCGCGCTTTAGGTGGATTTGGAGCTTCTGGTTTAGGTGCTAACGGTACTAACAATATGGGAACTCAATGGTACACAAACGGATCTTTAAGCTTCGACGGTACTCCTATCTTTATGGCAAACGGTTTGGCTGCTAACACAGGTATTGCTACAACTACATCTAACTTACACTTTGCTACAGGTCTATTAAACGACATGAACCAAGTTAAAGTTATCGATATGGCTGACCTTGATGGATCTGAAAACGTTCGTGTTATCATGCGTTTTACCGCAGATGCGAAATATGGTTTTGCTGAAGATATGGTTACTTACGGAATCACAAACTCCGCTAACTAATCTTAACTAACTTAATTAATCTGGGAGGGGTAAAGCACTCCTCCCTTTTTTATAACATTTAAAATTTAAAAATATGTCATGTGAGGTCGCAAATGGTCGCTTAGAACCATGCAAAGATGCAGTAGGTGGTATTGATGCTATCTACTTTATCAACTTTGGAGATTATGATTACACAACGGGTGTAAGTTACACGGTTGGAACAGATACAGTTTCAGCAGTAACAGGTGTTACTAATCTATACAAATATGAATTAAAAGGAGCAAATACTTTTGACCAAGTAATTACTTCATCTCGTGAGAACGGAACTTCTTTTGTTGAGCAAACTTTAACTTTCACTTTGAAAAAACAAGATGCTACAACACACAAGAATGTTAAATTGTTAGCTTATGGACGTCCTAACGTTGTAGTAAGAAACAGAAACGGGCAATTCTTCCTTGCAGGAATTGAACACGGAATGGAATTAACAACTGCAAACGTGATGAACGGTAGTGCAATGGGTGACCTAAACGGTTACACTTTGACTATGGTTGGTACAGAAAAATTGTTAGCTAATTTGGTTAACTGTTCTACTGAAGCAGCGTTAGCAACATTGTTTGATGATGCTGAAGTAATAACAGCATAATACTTTTCTTTTCATAGCGTGATTAGGGTAGCTTCGGTTACCCTTTTCTATTTTGGAACAAATCGAATGTTTTTTAGTTTATACAGTATGATCGTACTAACAACATCTACTTCAGCTCAGACATTTAGTTTTATTCCGAGATTCGAGAATTACACAACGATGTCAATCACTGATGAACAAACCAATGTAACAACTTCAATAAGCATTACAAGTTCAACCCAGGGAGGCTATGCAAACACGGTTACTGCAACCTTTGCACTTGTTGAAGGACATACATACACATTACTATTAAATAACGGAGCAACTATTTGTCATAAGGATAAGGTATTCTGCACTGATCAAACAATTAGCACGTACACCGTAAACGACGGTCAGTATATATCAAACCAAACAACAAACGAATTTATCGTATATGAGTAACGTACACATATTAAATTTAAGTTCTTACACAACACCTATAATCCAGGAATCCAAAAGGGAAAACTGGGTTGATTTTGGGGAGGACAATGATTTTTATACATTTTTAATTAATCGATACACTAATTCAACTACTAACTCTGCAATCATTAATAACGTTGCTAGATTAGTTTACGGAAAAGGATTAAGTGCATTAGATGCAAGCCGCAAGCCAAATGAATACGCACAAATGATGGCGTTATTTAATAAGGATTGCATACGTAAGATTGTATTGGATCGTAAAATGTTAGGGCAATTTGCTATTCAAGTTCATTACAATGATAGACATGATAAGATTTTAAAGGCATACCATATGCCTGTTAACTTACTTCGTGCTGAAAAATGCAATAAAGAAGGTGAAATCGATGGGTATTACTATTCAGACGATTGGACTGATACTAAAAATTACGCTCCTAAAAGATTCCCCGCTTTCGGAACTTCAAAAGAAAAGGTTGAGATTTTATTCTCTAAGCCTTATGCTGTTGGTATGAAATATTATGCTTATCCAGATTATCAGGGAGCTTTACCATATGCGTTGCTAGAGGAAGAAATAGCTGATTATTTAATTAACGAAGTACAAAATGGATTCTCAGGTACTAGGGTAATTAACTTTTCTAATGGAGTACCAACAGAAGAGCAACAAGGGGTTATTAGTTCGAAAGTAAATAACCAACTTTCAGGATCTAGGGGAAATAAAACAATTATATCTTTTAATGACAACGTAGAATCAAAAACTACAATTGATGATATTCCTTTAAATGATGCACCTGAGCATTACACTTATTTGTCTGAAGAATGTTTACGCAAGATTATGCTTGGTCATAACGTAACTTCTCCTTTGTTATTCGGAGTTGCTTCATCAAATGGATTTAGTTCTAATGCAGACGAACTTAAAAACTCTGCTATCTTGTTTGATAACATGGTTATTCGTCCAATGCAGGATGAAATATTGGAAGCTTTTGACTCTATTTTAGCAGTAAACGGTATTTCGCTTAAACTTTACTTCCGTACATTACAACCTTTAGAGTTTGTTGATCTAGAAAATGCACAAACTGAAGAACAGGTTGCTGAAGAAACAGGTACAGATGGAACTCAATTAAGCTCACAAAATACAGATCTAGAAGAAATTCTTTCGCAAGTAGATGAAAATCAACTATCGGAAGAATGGGTGGAAGTAGATTCAAGGGATACATCAGATGATGACGAGGAACTGGATGCTCAATTAATTAAAGCTGAAACGGATTTAGAGCCTAAACAATCAATACTAAGCAAGATAATTAATCTTGTACAAACAGGGAGTCCAAAACCTAATCAAAAAAGTTCGCAGGATAAAAAGGTAGGCGATTTAAAATACTTTAAAGTTCGCTATAGATATACAGGGAACAAAGCACCTGATAGGGATTTTTGTTCAGCAATGATGAGCAAACAATCACGGTTGTTTAGAAAAGAAGATATTGAGGAAATGAGTAAACGTGCAGTAAATCCTGGCTTCGGTGAAGGTGGTAGCAATACTTACGACATCTTTAAATTCAAGGGAGGAGCAAGATGCCACCACAAATGGGAACGTGTTACCTTTATGCTTGATCTAAATAAGATCGAGGATGGATATTCACAGATAGGTACTGCGGCTGCTTCAGTTAAAGGATTTAAAGTAACTAATCCATATCAAGTTTCAATATATCCTAACAACCTACCTTTAAAAGGATATAGTCCAAAAAATAAAAACTTACCATCAGACGTTAAATAATGGCAGAAGCACTATTTATAACAAGAAATGACATCGTTAAATTCACAGCATTGAATGGAAACGTTGATGTGGACAAATTTATTCAGTTTGTCAAGATTGCACAAGATATTCACATTCAGAATTACTTAGGCTCTAAGCTATTCCAAAAGTTACAAGCTGATATTATAGCTGGAACACTTTCCGGTAACTATCAAATGTTGGTTGAAACATACGTGAAGCCAATGTTGATCCACTGGGGTATGGTTGAGTATTTACCTTTTGCAGCTTATACAATCGCTAACAAAGGAGTTTATAAGCATTCATCGGAGAACTCTGAGAACGTAGATAAAAACGAAGTAGATTATCTATTAGAGAAAGAACGCTCGATTGCTCAGAACTACACGCAACGATTTATTGATTACATGAGCTTTAACGATAATCTTTATCCAGAATTTAGAGCAAATGTAAACAACGATGTATATCCTGATAGTAACACAATTAACATAGGATGGTATCTGTAAAAGTACAACGTCCGAAAGGCGTGGTTTATAAACCAAAAAAGGAAAACATAGACAAACTGAAAATGTTTTTAAATAAAATAAAGCAAGATGGCAAATAGTATTGATTGGGGTGAAGGCGTTCTTAACACAATAAGTTGGGGTGCTGATGGACAAATAAACGGATTAGAAGTAACAAACATACTTGCTGAGAATGGTGCTTTCTTATTTACTGAGAACGACAATCTATTAGTAACTGAAACTACATTTGATGCAGGTGGATTTGGAAGTATATACGACAACTCTTGGAGTGGTGAAACATTATTAGAAAGATAAATAAATAAATTATGGCTGAAGTAAAAATAAGCGAACTAACATCTGCAACTACTCCCCTTGCAGGTACAGAAACAGTTCCAATTGTACAGGGAGGAGTAACAAAAAAAGTGGCAGTTTCTAACTTCGGTGGAAGTTTGCCTGCTTGGATTGAAACCAACGCAACGGATTTAACATTGTGGAATAACGGAAAAGGTAACATTGCAACAAATACTTCATTTGGTGATGGTGCTTTAAAGAGCAATACAAGCGGAAGTAATAATACTGTAATTGGTGTAAATGCTTCGGATGCTTCAACAACTGCTCAAAGAAATGTAGCAATTGGTTCGGATTCATTAGGGAGTTGCACAACGGGAACTGCCAATACTATTATTGGATATTCTGCGGGTTTTGGCATTACAACTGGTGGCGGAAATGTTTTAATTGGTCAAAATACATCAACCTTTATGAGTACAACAAGTGAGGCATTAGCTATTGGCTTTGGTGCCAGTGCTGATTCAAGTGGTATTTCAATTGGTACTTATGCTGGTGCAGAACAAGGCGCTATTGCAATAGGATATGGAGCTTATGCA